GACCTACCGTGACAGGCTCGACGGCATCACGATTGAATTCAATATCGAAGGTCTGTTGCGTGGCGACAGCGAAGCCCGCGCATCGTTTTACAAGTCCGGCCTCAATGACGGCTGGCTGACGATCAATCAGGTTCGCGCGCTTGAAAACATGACCCCGCTTGAAGGTGGCGATGTTGCCCGCGTCCAAATGCAAAATGTGCCGTTGGCTGTTGCCGACCAGACGGCAGGAGGCCAATCCAATGCAGCATAGTTCGTTCTCTTGGGACATTAAGGGAATTGATGAAACCGGCTATATCGAGGGCCTTGCCGCTGGCTATGGCAACGTCGATTTTGGCGGTGACCGGATCATTCCCGGTGCTTTTGCAGAGTCTCTGGACGGTCGCAAAAGTGTCCCCATGCTGCTGTTCCATGACCAGCATCGCCCAATTGGCGTATGGTCAGAGTTCAAGGAAACGGCTGACGGCCTGCTGTCAAAGGGCAAAATCAGCGTCAAGACCCGCGACGGCGGCGAGGCATACGAACTGGCAAAGGACGGCGCGCTGTCTGCCTTGTCGATTGGCTATGAGCCGACCGTCAAGCGCATGGCTGGCAAGGTCCGTGAACTGGTGAAGCTGGCGCTGCATGAAGTGTCGCTTGTCAGCATCGGCATGAACCCAAAGGCGCTGGTTACCGGCGGCAAGGAAGTTGAAGATTTGCGTAACAGGCTTGCAGCCGGGGACCGGCTCACTGAACGCGAATGGGAGGGCTTGCTCAAGCAGCAGTTTGGCCTTTCCAACAATGAGGCTGAACGCGCTGTGCGCATCCACGGCCTCAAAATCGGTCAGGGGGAGCCTGACGCCCAAACCGTGCAAGACCCGCTGGAAGCCCTTTGGGCAGCCATCGCTAATGCACCGATCATCGACATGACGGGCGAATAGGCCCCACTTTTCCAAGGAATATCGACATGACTATCGAAACCAAGTCGGTGGCAGAGGTTGCCGCTGAAACCAAGGCTGCGTTCGACAAGAACGTGAACGATGTGAAGGTCATTGCCGAAAAGGCGCTTGCTGAAGCCGCCAAGGGTATCCCCATGTCCGAACAGGCCAAGCAGGACGCCGACGCGGCTCTGACCGGCATGAACGAAACTAAGGCCCGTCTCGACGAGCTGGAACAGAAGATGGCCCGCGATGGAAGCCGTGGTGAAACTGCGCTGATGTCGCCGGGTCATGCCGTTGTCGAGAACGACAGCGTCAAGGCGTTCATGGCCGATCCGCGTCCGGGTCAGCGCGTCGGGGTTGAGTGTAAGGCGATCATTTCTTCGCTGGCAACTCTGGCTGACGGTTCGGCTGGCGATCTGCTCGTTCCGCAGCGTGTCGGTATGGTTGAGCCGGTTGTCCGCCGCATGACGGTGCGCGACCTTCTCACGCCGGGCCGCACGTCGCAGCCGTCGATCCAGTATCCCAAGGAAACCGGGTTCACGAACAACGCTGCAACCGTGTCGGAAACGTCCGGCGCGACCAAGCCGCAGTCGGAAATCCAGTTCGATATCGTCACCACGTCGGTCACGACCATCGCACATTGGATGTTGGCAACCCGGCAGATTTTGGACGATGCTCCGATGCTTCAGTCCTACATCGATGGTCGTCTGCGCTACGGTCTGGCCTTCAAGGAAGAAGCGCAGCTTCTGAACGGCGCGGGCACTGGCACCGATCTGAACGGCATCTACACGCAGGCGACTGCGTTTGCTGCTGGCACGTCGGTTGTTGCCACCCCGACCAAGCTGGACGTTCTGCTGTATGCCATGTTGCAAGGCGTTCTGGCTGAGCTGCCGCCGACTGGCCATGTGCTGAACCCGATTGACTGGACCAACATCCGTTCGACCAAGGACACGCAGGGCCGCTATATCGTTGGCGATCCGAACAGCACCATGGACGGCAGCCTTTGGGGTCTTCCGGTTGTCGCCACGCAGGCGATGACCGCTGGCAACTTCCTGACCGGCGCGTTCCGCCTCGGCGCGCAGATTTTCGACCGCATGGATGCGCGGGTGGAAATCAGCACCGAGGACAGCGACAACTTCCGCAAGAACCTCGTCACGATCCTCGCTGAGGAACGTCTGGCGCTGGCGGTGTATCGCCCGGAAGCGTTCATCAAGGGCACGTTCTCGACGGCTATCACCGACCTGACGAGCTGATGATTATGGCCCCGGCTTAACGGTCGGGGTCATTCTTTTGCAGGAGAGACGGGATGAAATTGATTGCAACCGACACGCTCAACATCACTGCGGTGAAGCGTGAAAACATCGAAGCTGGTGAAGCTTTTGAAATCGAGGACGGACAGGCCAAGGAATTGGTTAAGCGCGGCCTCGCTACCGAAGCGCAGCCTGAACCCGCCCCCAAGCCTGCCAAGGGCAAGTAAATGGTCACGCTCGCGCTCGCCAAACAACATCTGGAATATGAAGCAAGCGACCGCGACGACCTGATTAACCAATATATTGCGGCGGCTGCATCGTGGATCGAGAACTACACCGGCAAGGCGCTGACCGTGGGTGCTGTGACCGATGAACTGGAAGCGTTCGGTGCGTATATCGTCCCGTCACGCGGCCCGTTTATCAGCCTGACCAGCATCGCCTACACCGACACCGACGATGCATCGGCCACTGTGACGGGTTCTAAGGTGGTTTCAGGGCGCATCTATGCCCCGACGACCGGTTGGCCTGTCATTGCCGAGAATACGCCTGTGACGGTCACCTATCAGGCTGGTTACGCCACTGTCCCTGCCGATCTGGTGAGCGCGCAACTGCTGCTGATTGGCGAGTATTTTGCCAACCGTGAAGCTGGCAGCGCGGCACCGTCTGTTGCGGCTGCGGTTGAAAACCTTTGCCGACCGTATCGGGCATTAATGCTGTGAAGGCTGGCAAGCTCGACCGCATTATCACCCTGTTGCAGCCCGGTGCGGAAACCGATGACGGCTACACAACCAAGGCAGGCGCTCACACCAGCGCAGGCACCCGCCACGCTCACCTGATGCCCGGTAGCCCTGCCGAAGCGTTTGAGTTGCAGGGCAGGGTGGCAAAGTCGCTGGCTAAATGGCTGGTGCGCGCTGACCCGCTGACCAGCACGATCGATGCGACTTGGAAGGTCGAATACGACGGCAAGCGTTATGAGGTCATTGGCGTCACCGAAAGCGGACGCAGAGACGGGCTGATTATCGAGACGGTGGCAGATGACCGCAACCTTTGAGTTCAAGGGCGGACGGGACATTGAAGCGGCATTAGAAGGACTTGGGTTGCCGCGTGAATTGCGCCGCATTGGCAAGGCAGCATTGAAGCGCGGCACGAAGCCGATTGTTGACCGCGCTAAGGAACTGGCACCGAAAGACGAAGGCGATTTGCAGCGTTCGATTAAGGCCGGTGAGCCGGTGAAGGCGTTTCGCAACAGGACACCCGAAAGCGTGAGGACATTCATTGGCATCGACAATGACGAAGATAAAAATGCCAATGGCCGTCCCCGGTTACAAATTTACGCGGCTGTCCATGAGCTGGGCAATCACGGAACAAAGGCTCACCCCTACATGCGGCCCGCGTTGGATGAGAAATCCCAAGCGGCAATCGACCAAGTGGGCACTGAACTTTGGGCAGGCATTGAAAAGCGGGCGCGGTTTCTGGCGCGGAAGGGGCTGCGATGAATTGGGAGCAAGCCCTGCGATCACGCCTGCTTGATGATACGAATGTAGCTGGCGAGGTCGGCATTCAAATTGCGTGGGGCCTCGCACCGCAAAAGTGGAAACCGCCGTTCATCGTGGTGTCACTGATTAGCGACGTGCGGGACCAGCATTTCAAGGGCTTTCAGGCGCTACGGTCTAGCCGGGTGCAAGTCGATTGCTACGGTTTGGACCGCGCATCAACTGTAACCATTCGAGAATTTGCGCTGGCTGCGATTGCGGGCGGCGGGACTTTTGACGGCGTTCGGTTCGACCGGATTGCCGATGTTTCGGTGCGGGATTTGGGCGCGAATGCCGACACTGGTTTTGTCCATCGTGACAGCATCGACGCGCTAATTTGGCACGAATAGGAGTAATGAAATGACCACTGCCAAGATTGGCTATGGCGCGGCTTTCCATCTGGACAACGCGGCTGGCACTCTCACTGAACTTGCTGAAATCACTGCGATCACGCTTCCCAACCCGACGACTGCTGATGTTGAGGCGACTCACTTCAAATCGGCAGGTCGCCGCCGTGAATATATCGCCGGTCTGATCGAGGATGGCGAAGGCACGTTCTCGATGAACTATGACCCCGGTTCGGCAACGGACGTGATTTGCCGCGCTGCACAAGACGATGGCATTGCCCGGTCATACAAGATCGTCGTGCCTGATGGCACCGGTGTAACATGGGAAATCACCGGCGAATGCATCGTCAAGGGCTACGAACGTCAGGTTCCGATTGATGACCGCATGATGGCTACGATCACTGTGCGCTTCACCGGCGATAGCACCGAAGCGGCTGGCGTCTAATGCTGGCCCCGATTGATGCCAAAGTCATTGTTGAGGCGGGGGGCGAAAAGGTTGTTCTCCGCCTTAATTTTGCGGCCATTGCGCGCTGTCAGGCCAAGGGTATTGATCTGTTTGATGCTGACAGCCTGAACGATCTGACGACCTATAGCACGGCTGTTTTGTGCCACTGCCTCGCAACGCAAGACCAGCCAGACATTACCGAAGAACAGGCGTTCGCGGTCACGCTGGGCCATGCCAAGGCGTTCACTACAGCCCTGTTTGAATTGATGGCAAAGGCCGTTGGCAAGGCAGGTGACGAAAACCCTCCCCAAGCGGACGAGGGCAAACCGACTGCCTAAGTCTGCTGACTTCGTGGGTGTCGGCTGGTCTGTCACCCAACGACTTTTGGGAGCAAACGCCTGCCACCTTTGACGCTATCATGGCGGGGGCGCGCAAGCGGATCGAACTACAGGCTGAGGGCGCGTTGGCGACTGTCCACGCGGCGGCGCAATTCAATGCGCTCGCCAGTCACGGTAAGCTAAAGCCGCTCAAGTCCTATACCGCGCAACGGCCTTCAAAGGCTGGTGCTGAAATGCTGGCAACGCTGCGTCAATTGCAGTCACGCGGCGCAAAAATGAATATCAGGAGGGTAGGCGATGGCGACTAAGCTAGGTTCGCTCCTGATTGAACTTGGCCTTGATAGCGCCAAGTTTCGCAGCGGCACCCGTAAAGCCCAACGCGAAATGTCCACATTCCAACGTGGCATGTCGGGCAGCGCTAATCTTGTAAAGGGCGCGTTGGCTGGCATGGTTGCGGCCCTGTCCGTTGATATGTTCGCCACGGCGATCAAGAACGGACTGGAATATGCATCGTCGCTTGGTGAGGTGGCGCAACAGCTCGGCGTGACGACCGACACGCTACAGGAATATCGTTACGCGGCAACTCAGGTCGGGTTGACGCAGGACGAAATGGACAACAGCCTAGCCAAATTGACCCGCACAATCGGGCAAGCGGCTAACGGCGGCAAGGCACAGGCGGCGGCATTTGACCGACTTGGCGTTTCAATCCGCGATGCGGGCGGGAATATCAAAGACGCTGGCACCCTTATTCCTGAAATCGCTGACGGCCTGAAAACGCTTGGCAGTGACGCACAGCGCGCGGCAACACTCACTGAACTGTTTGGACGCGCGGGGCAGAAACTAGCCCCATTGCTTTCAGGGGGATCAACAGAGGTCAACAATTTGCGTGATGCCGCTCAACGGCTGGGCATCGTGCTGTCGTCAGATCAAATCGCCAAGGCCGACGAAACCGCCGATAAATTGGCAGCGATCAAGACTGTGTTACAGGCGCGTATCGCAGGGGTAGTGGCGGACAATGCTGACAGCATCGTCACACTCACAGATGCACTTGCCAATCTGACAACTGAAAGCATCCGGTTCGCAGCGCAAGGCGTGACTGCATGGCGTCAGCTTGGCTTTGAATTGGACCGCCTGTCTGCAAATATCGCGCGCAATCTGCCCGGTGTCAGCGATGCTGTGCGAGCAGGTGCTGATGCTGAACTAAATAGGATCGACCGCGAACAATTTGGCGGTGAACGAGTGCGGATTAACCCCGCTCCAGCCGGTCACATTCCGGGGACGCCTTACAACACCCCTGCTCCATCATCGCGTGGAGCCTTGATAACAAGGCCAACACGGCCAGTTATCCCCGGCCCCTATCAGCGCACCCGCAACTTCAACGATGATCTTGCCGATCAATCACTAAACGGCGCGCCTGCAATCATCCGGGAAACCATAGCAGCGACGACAACGGCTGTGCCTGCGTTGCGCGCGATGACCGATGAAGTGCGGAGCCTGCTTGACCAACTGAACCCCGTTGCAGCGGGCGCGCGTGAATTGGCGGCAAATACCAAATTGCTCGATGATGCGCTAAAGGCTGGGCAGCTTTCGGTGCAGCAACATACCGTCGCTATCGCACAGTTGCGCGCTCAATATGGCGCGTTTGGTGAGGGCATCACCGACTGGCGCGAAATCATTGGCGACGTTGCTGATGGCCTTGCGCTTGACGTGCCTTCGACCGATCAAATCCTTGGCGATCTGGCTGACCATTGGGAAGGCCAAGCGCAGCGCATGACAGAGGCGGCGGAACGTCAGAAACAAGCCCTGTTCGATACGTTGGGTAGCATCCGTAACTTCGCCTCTAGCCTGAAGTCAGGTGATATTGTCGGTATCTTTGAAAGCATCCTTGGGTTGCTCGAAGGTATCGGCGGCATAACAGGTGGCTTCAAAATCGGTGGCATGTCATTTGGGTCTGGCGCTTCGTCACGCATCCCCGGCTTTGCGAACGGCACCAACTTTGCACCCGGTGGCCTCGCATGGGTTGGTGAGCGCGGTCGCGAATTGGTCAATCTGCCACGCGGTTCGACCGTCACGCCTAATCATGAATTGGCAGGCATGGGCGGTTCGACCGTTCAGGTCATCCCGTCGCCCTATTTCAACGTGGTTGTTGATGGCCGCATCCAAGGCGCTGCACCATCCATCGCAGCGGCAGGTTCACAAGGCGCACAGGTCGCTATGGCACGGCGCTCAACAAGGCGGCTGGCATGATCGAGTTTCCGGCTGAATATGGGCCGCAATCATTCTCAATGGCGTTGGTTGACTTTGGCGGCATCATGCGTCCTGCATTGGGCGGTGCTGTTACCCGCGTTAATCGGCTGGGCAACCGCTATCGGTGCGATGTCAGTATGCCGCCGCTTGAATTGGATGACGGTCGGGTGTTTGTTTCCCGGTTGATCCGCGCCAAGTCTGAAGGCTTACGGATGGAGATACCCCTGACGCTCGGCAAGCAGGGCGTCCCCGGTGTAACAGCCACGGTTGACGGTGCGGTTGCTGGCGGCACGTCATTGCCGGTCAAGGGCGTTAATGCGGGCTGGGTGGCGAAAGAGGGCTATTGGCTGTCCATCGTCAAAAGCGGGCAGCATTACGTCCACAATATCGCGGCGCTGGCGACGGCAGATGTAACAGGCGACATCGTCTTGACGATCACCCCTGAATTGCGGGTGTCGCTGGTGGATGGTGACGTGGTGCATCTAGCCAAGCCGATGATTGAAGGCTTTGTCGACGGTGATAGCGGCGCTTGGGAATGGTCGCTTGCCCACCATGCGATGATTAGTTTTGCGCTCGAAGAGGCGGGCTAGGCAGGGCTGTCCTAACAAGCTGGCGCACGGCTTCGGCCCGCGACGGCAAGGAAGGTTGCAGCCGTCGCCAGTCGTCAATGGCGGCGACAAGGGACGGCTCTAGGGAGACGATAAAGCGGTGCGATTTGGTTTCGGCCATAGGCATCATGTATATCACTAATGCGTTGACTGCAATATATGCCGGTGATATCACAGGCATCTAACGCAAAGGAACGCACCATGAAAGATACCCAAGAGTTACGCGCATTTTTGGTGGAGCAGTTGAGCGCGGTGGCGACAAAGAAGATTGACTCCGACCGCGCCAAGGGCATCGCCAACATTTCGCAGCAGATTTACAACTCGCTCAACATGGAACTGAAGATGGCGAACGCCCGCGCAAAGCTGGGCGGCAAAGAGATTGAGCCGGTCAAATTCAGTGATTAGGCACATACTGGCGAGGGCTGACATAATCGGCTCACGGGGGAGGTTGTGTTACCGGCACAGCCTCACCGACCCGTATTCTGGCAACGGCGTGGTTCAGGCGATATTCTTTCGCTACGTGCGGATGAAACGACTGACTTGTCATTCTGGCAGAGAGTGGATGAACCTGTTTGACGAGGTGGTCGCCAAGTTTCGGGCGGTCTACCCTGTCAGTTGGCATATAGGAAAAAGCGCCCTAGCCTTCCGCCCAACCGCCGATCTTGCATGGGTTGACGGGCAGATGATTTATCTGGACGCGGAGCAGATAAAAGCGCGCCGGATTATCACGAACGAGATTGAAGAAATCGAACGCAAAAGCCAGCGATTAGGCTGGTAACGGCGCAACACCACTAACGACACGCAAGGGGCGGTTCTTCGGAGCCGCCCTTTTCATTTGGGGAGGCATTCAATGCAAACCGTCACCCTGTCCGGCCTCGTGCAAATCGACTTGCGCGGGGGTGATACCTTGCGGCTGTGTGACGGCGGGCTAGCGACGTGGGGCGCTGACACCTTCACGTCAAAGGTCGATACGTTCGGTTCGATTGGCTCGCTCGATGCGTTAACCGAAGGAACGGCAGATGAAGTGCCAGCGCTTAAGATGGTGTTTTACCCTGTCTCAACAGCGGCGGCGGCTGATCTGGCACAACCGGGTTGGCAGGCCAGCCCAATGCGCTTTTGGATTGCCGAGGTTGACCAATCGACCGGCCTAGTCACCGGCACCCCTGAATTGATGTTTCACGGGCAACTGGACACGGCGGATTTGGTCACTGGCTCGTCAACGCGCGAACTGCATTTTGACGTTGTATCAACGGCTGAACGGCTGTTCGAAGGCAACACTGGCAACACATTATCGCCCCGCTTCCACAAGTCGATTTATGCCAGTGAGACAGGTGAGGATGCTGCCATCGGCATTGGCGTGACGGTCGCATGGGGCATCGAAAGCCCAAGCGGTGGATCGGCTGGGCAGACTTATGGGAATGGCGGTGGCGGCACTATCCCATCGCGGTTCGCGGGTTATGAAAATTGACCCTCGTTAGCCGTGTTGAGGCCACCAATAAGACGATGGCGAAATACCGGGGCCGCGCATTTGATTGGGCTGACAAGGCGACGTGCTTGCATTTGGCCCGCACTCAACTGCGTCATATGGGCCACAAGCCCCCCGCCATCCCTGCGTTTCGTTCGGCCATTGGTGCCAAGCGCGCGATGGAGGCGGCTGGATATCAGGCGATGGCAGATATTTTTGACGGCTTGGGTTTGGAGCGCATCGCCCCTGCCGCGATGCTGGTTGGTGATTTGGCAGTTTTGCCGGGGGATGGCGGCTTTGACGCTATCGTCATTTGCGCTGGCAACAAGATGATTGGCTGGCATGGCGCGGCGGACAATCTGACAATGATCGGTGAAGCTGTCGGCTCGATCACAGTGGCGTGGAGGCTTTAGTATGGCGAAGGTGACCAAGATTATTGGCACAGTCGCTGGTATCATCGCGCTTGTCCCGTCGCCTATTCAGCCAATCGCCGCCGCTGTTGCAGTCAACGCATTAGTGATATACATGATGCCTATGGCCGAAA